GTTTCTTTATCAAAGCAAATTATCTGGTGACGGTGCGGCATTTGTTTACGAAAGAAGCCGATGATAGCCGGACTACCTTACCCGCCGACGCGCCTTACGAGATTGAAATCCAGGGAGGCACAAAGGTTACGAGTAGGGCCGTTTTTGCGTCACGACCGGCAGTTTCGATTACAGGAGTCGCTATTCCGTATAAGGATGCCGTTGTGTTATACGTGCAGGAGGTTCCGCCCTCGTTTCCTGATCTGACAGACTTGTTTCCGGCCTCGGGCTTGAAATCTGCGGTTTCTGTGTTTGATGAGGTCCGGGCTATTCGGAGTGCGGACGATGTGCGCCGTCACACTTCGTCAGGTAAGTTGATCCCAGCCGATATCAACCCCGGTACTCAGCGCCTTGGTGTGTGTCTGGAGGCCACGTACGAATCTGAAGATGGTGATTGCGGAACTCCCGTGGCGGGAAGATGTGGCTCTTTCGTGGCGGTCATGGGAGTGCATGTCGGAAAGAACGGGTATAGTGCTGGCGGGCCCGAAGTTTACAAGAGGCGAGTGGAGGTCATTCTTCAAGATGAGATTGGCAAAGCTGTGGCTACCTTGGCAAATGTGTTGCCTATGAGTAGAAATGCCCCACTCAAGGTTGACTTGGAATTTCTGCAGAGACCGGGCACGACTACAGCTCAGGAGTTGGTACCTCTCCCGGTAAAGTCCTCTTTGTGGGTTGCTGCCGCGGAAATGAAGGTTCCTGTGTTTTCTCCCGGGAGCCTGAAGTTTCCACTTACAACGAGCAAGATGAAATCAAAGGTGGTGCGAACGAGATTTGCTGGCGATTTCAAGGAGGAAGAAATTGCGTGGACTGGTAGGGAGAAGTACTATGAGGCTCCTGTGTTTTCTGGAGAGATGCGCGCTGGAAAGTGGTGCGATCCTTTCGTCACGAATCTGAAGAAAAGGACCAATGGGTACATGAATGAGCGTCTGCTGGAGATAGCGGTTCAGGACTACATACGCCCCTTCCCCCAGATGATCGGACGGGATCAGGTGCGTCCCCTAACTGACTTGGAGACCATTCTAGGCATTGACGGGACTTGGGTTAACTCGGTTAAGCTGAATACATCCGCTGGGGCGCCATTTTTGACGCAGAAGAATAAGCTGATCAAGATTAGCGAGGATCGCAAGAGCGTGATGATACACCCCGCCTTGTGGCAAGATATCCAGAAAATTGGTAAAATTCTGGAAGAAGGAGTAGTCCCATGTGGCCTAGTGGTGACCACTCTGAAAGACGAGGCCATTTCATGGGAGAAAAACTTGACCCTTGCCGCCCGACTTTTTGGCTGTATGAATTTTTCGTTCAATTTTTGGTTGAAGAAAATGGTCGGGCCCCTAGAAGTATTGGCTCGTGCGAACCCCGAGATGACGGAGATGGCGGTGGGTATCAACATGACTTGTTTGGCTGATGTTCAGTGGTTGGTTAACCGTATCCAAGGCATGATCGATGACGGTGATTATGCGTGTTTTGACGGTACGCAGGGTTTTGATTTGCGTGCAAAAGGTGAGCTGAAGGTTTGGGTAGCGTTGGCCCAAGTGGCAGGGTACACTCCTGAACAAGTAGAGATGGTTAGACTGTTGATGTTGGCGACTATCTACACCGTTATGTTGGTGAAGAACGACCTACTCCTGTCAGCGGCTTGGAATCCGTCGGGCAATCAGATGACAATCACTATCAATTGCTTTGATAATTCCCTCCTGGAGAGGTACTGCTTCTATTACCGGATGGCAGAGCTGGGCTGGGATTACATCCATGAGGACCTGGGTGCACCAACCATTCAGTTTCGCCACTACGTAGATTTGGTGACGTATGGAGATGATGACGCGAAGGGTAAGACTGTCCAGCTGGCTGCCGGATACACGGCGGAGGATCAACGTCGTATCCTGGCCACTGTGGGAATGACGTACACCCCAGGTGATAAGACGGCAGGTGGAGTGGCTAAGACGAAAATTGAGGAGATTACGTTTTTGAAGCGCACTTTCCGCGAAGAGGGAGGGATTTGGTTTGCTCCCCTGGCCAAGAAGACTTTGGCTAAGATGCTTACCGTGCGGATGTTGTCCACCTTGTCGGAGGTGGATCATCATGCCGTGATACTGTCAAATGTGTTGAG